ACCTCTGTGCGTATCCTTTATACCCAACAACCCTGTCTCGTACGTTAAAATTCTCATCAAAATAACCATCTATAGCGTTACCAGAACCATTGACCAAACTATATGCTTTGCCTATTGCTTTCATAGCTTGCACTTCACCAAACTGCCCACCTAAATAAGGTTGTACTACGAGGGGGATTTGTGACAAATTAACAATCGCTGAAGACGCATTAAAACCTATTGTATATATAAATGCGCCTTGATTTGCTGTTTTTACAAAACGCTCTAGGTTTTTTAAGTCTGCACCAGTGGTTGCAAATTTTATTCTTTTTTGTAACTCTGCGTTAAGTCTACTTACAGAGGGTGCAGTAATACCTACTCTACTTAACTCTCCATAGTTTATACCAAAATTCTCAAAAAACTTTTTGTTAGCTTCTGGATTTTGTACTGCACTGCTTAATTCGTTTGCTCTTTTTTCTATCTGTCT